GGTGGAACTGGTATGCCAGTTGCAATTCAAATGACTTTGCAATTCCAAGAAACTACATATCTGACAAAAAATAAGCCAGGCGAACAATCAGGAATAGTAAAAGACATTTATGACCCTTCTAATAGAGAACGAGATGTGTGATGGCCAAATTTTTTAGATATTATCCAAAAACATTTTATACAAGTAATAATTCCTTTAATGGTGTAGATGCTGTTACAAATATTATTGCTAGGTTTGGTTTTGAACAATCCCTCAAAGAAAACTCAAATGCTTTTTATGAATATGAAATACAAGATGGTGATACACCAGAAATTATAGCAGACAAATATTATGGTAATGTTGAGTATCATTGGGTTGTTTTGATGTTCAACGATATTATTGATCCTCAGTTTGATTGGCCATTAAATCAAAATACAATTATAGAATATATTGACAAAAAATATGCAGCTAATGGTGCAGCAAATACAACAGTTCAAAGTGGTATTATTTGGGCTCTAAGTGAAAATAATGTTCAAGCATATTTTAAAGTTATTAAAACGACTGCAAATGACGGAACAATTACAACAGAAAAGTTACAAGTGAATAAAAACACATATGCAAATATAGCATCTAGTATAACAAATTATACCACTCAGGCAAATGAAGCTGTAACAGTATCAATATCAAAAGAAACTCAATCTTATTATACCTATGAAGTAAATGAAAACGAAAGTAAGCGTTCAATTAATCTTTTGAAACCAGAATTTATACCTGAAGTGGAAAAAGAGTTTAAGAAAGTGATTGCTCTATGAGTTTGAAAATGTTGAAGTCCACTCAATTTGAAATAATTGAGTTGGTTCTTGTTACGAAAGGTGGTAAAATTGATATATCAAATTTGTGTGAAGAAATAAACATTTTTGATAATATGTTTTTATCTGTTATGAGCGGTAGCCTTGTAATTGGTGATTCTGTTGGATTATCTAGTAAACTTCTTTTTGATGGTTCTGAATCTGTTCTTATTCATGTTAAAAAAGATAAAGATTCTGAAATACTAGATTTAAAAAAAGCTTTTCGTATTTACAAACAAACAAATCGTTCAATTATTAAACCAGGTTTAGAAAAATATATTTTACATTTTACTTCAGATGAATTAATTTATTCTGATCAACAAAGAGTAAATCAGTCTTATGAAGCAAATTATTCAAAGATAGTTGAAAGAATTTTGGTTGATTATCTTAAAGTGCCTCAAAATAACTTAGGTGGCATCTATGAATTTTCTTCTGGTGTTCAAAAGATTGTTATACCAAATCTGAGGCCATTAGAAGCAATAGAATGGTGTGCTAAAAGAGCTTTAGATATAAACCAATCTCCTAATTTTATGTTTTATCAAAACATAACAGGTTTTAACTTTGCCACACTTTCCACTTTACTGACACAACCAGCTATACTTGATATTTCTTATGAAACAAAAAATATCAAAGGTGAAACTTCTTTTGATGAAATAAGCGGCGCTAGATACTTAGAAGTAGTTTCGTTAAATGACAATATAGAAAGAACTCGCTCAGGAGTTAATGCAGGTAAATTTATTGGTTTTGATCCAATCACCAGAACAATTAGCACAAAAAATATTTCTTATGGTGACCATTATTTGAATATGAAACATGGCAATCAAGTCCCAAACTTCACTCAAATACAAAGCCGAGATGGAACACTTAATTCTGAAGCTTTTAATTCTCGTAAAGCTGTAAGTATTTTTAATTATAATAGACAATTTAGCGAATACATTAAAAAGAAAGAACCAAGTTCTCTAACAAATCGTGATGGTATTGAAAGTTGGTTGTTTCAAAGAAAAGCAATTATTAAAAATTTAATGTCAAAAAGATTAAAACTTGTAATGCCTGGAAATTTTCAATTGACTTCGGGTTTTAATGTAAATGTAAATGCTCCAATTATTGGTTCTTCTACGGGTGAAGATAAAAGTATAAATGGTAAATATTTAATTGTTGCTTCAAGACATATAATTGGTTACGAAAAACACGAAACAATTATTGAGGTGGCTTCTAGTTCTTCTGATACCGGTTATGTTTCAGCAAGTGATGCCGAACAACAAAGGGAAATTTTAACATATTGATATGATTAAAAACGAAGAATCTAAAGATTTTGCTGGCAAAGCAGGTTTTGTTTGGTGGATCGGTGTTGTTGAAGATAGACAAGACCCATTGAAGTTAGGTCGTGTTCGTGTTCGTTGTGTTGGTTGGCACTCTGAAAATAAAATGCATTTACCAACAGAGAATCTTCCTTGGGCCACTCCTTCTTTACCTGTAAATAATCCATCACCTTATTCGCCAAAAGAAGGGGATATGGTTTTTGGTTTCTTTTCTGATGGTGAAAATGCACAAGATCCAATTATAATGGGAATTTTTCCAGGAATACCACTTAAAGCAGGAAACGCACAAGAAGCGTTTAGTGACAGTCGTAATTCTGACCAACTATCTTCTGCACCAGTCAAACCATCTGAATCAGCTACTCTTTATCCTAGAAGATTAGATGAACCAACAACTTCTCGCTTGGCACGAAATGACTCTGATTACCCTTCACCAATTAATGAAAGTAAAGCTGCAAATAAGGCTTCAAAAGTAGAACCAAATTCGTATTATAATGCCAAGTATCCATATAATAATGTTTATGAATCTGAATCCGGTCACGCATTAGAATTTGATGATACAAAAGGTGCAGAAAGAGTTCATTTATATCATCGTTCAGGTTCTTATGTTGAATGGGGACCAGATGGTGACAGATCAGAAAGAATACAAAGAGATAAGTTTACTGTGGTAATTGGAGATGAAAAAGTTTATGTGAAAGGTGATGTGACAATTTATGTTGATGGTAATGTGAACATGGATGTTGGCGGCAATTTTCAGGCGGATATTGGTGGCACCTGTAAGATTACTTCTGGTGGCAATATGACATTGACAGCACCAAGAATTGACCTGAATCCATAATGCCACATGAATTTGTAATACTGGTGAATGGAGAATTACAGACCTACACCAATTATGAGGACATACCAGAAGTATTTGACAATATAATAAAATTTATACCTGATATACCGCCTGGACCACATACAGAAGAACAACACGAAGAAATAGATTCTTGGAATGATAAATTTCAAAGACTAATGGAGAAAGAATATGCCCGCAGCAACAAGAATCGGTGATGCTGATGTGACCCATTGTTCTGGTATGACTAGAGCTGAGGGTTCACCAAATGTTTATGTCAATAGTATTCCTTGGTCCCGCCAAGGTGATGTAAATACGGTACATCTTTTGCCTGGGGCACCTTGTCCACCACATGCAGCACCAATAGCCGTTGGATCATCAACAGTTTTTGTTAATTCTAAAGGATCGGGCCGAGTTGGAGATGCAATATCTGGCTGCACTTCTGTAGCTGCAGGATCACCAAATGTCTTTGCTGGAGGTTGAATAAATAGACGATGGCTACAACAACGATACAAACAGAACGCACCTTTAGAGATTTGGATTTGAATTTTAAGATTCATCCAGTCAAAAAAGATATAAACACCCATAAAAATGAATATGCGATTATTAACTCAATTAAAAATTTGGTATTAACAAATCATTATGAAAGACCTTTTCAACCAGAAATTGGAAGCAATATTCGCAGACTTCTTTTTGAACAAGTTGATTCGGTAACAGCGGCACAAATACAAAGAGAAATAGAAGAAGTTATTGGCAACTTTGAACCTAGGGCGCAGGTATCTAAAGTTGAAGCGATACCATCTCCAGACGAAAACAAATATCAAATATATTTGGAATTCTTTATTATCAATAATACTGCGCCAATTACAATTAATTTTTTCCTAGAGCGGATTAGATAAAATGGTAGACCGTTTACGAGTAACTGAATTAGATTTTGATACAATCAAAACTAATCTTAAAGCTTTTTTAAAACAACAATCTGAATTCCAAGATTATGATTTTGATGGTGCTGGGTTATCAGTTCTGTTAGATATTCTTGCCTACAATACTCATTACAATGCATATTATTTAAATATGGTTGCAAATGAGTCTTTTTTAGATACTGCTCTTCTCCGTGATTCTGTAGTATCACATGCTAAAACTTTAGGTTATACTCCATATTCAATTCGTTCACCAGCAGCAATTATTAATTTTACAATTGAATCAAATACATCAACTTCAGGTACTTGCACTTTGCCTGAAGGTTTTGCTTTTCTTTCAAATCAAATTGATAATAAAGCATATAATTTTGTAGTTTTAGAAGATACAACTGTAACCAAATCAAATACTCAATATTTTTTTGAAAATTTAAATATCTATGAAGGCCAATTAGTTACATATTCATTCACATACGATTCTGGTTCAAACCCAAAATCCATATTTCAATTGCCTGATACTAATGTTGATACAACAACAATTAAAGTTACAGTAAGTCCAAATGCATCAAATAGCTCTACAACAGTTTATGAAAAAGTTACAGATGTTTTAGACATTACTTCAACTTCAAGTGTTTTCTTTTTACAAGAAAACCGTGGCGGTTTGTATGAAATTTATTTTGGTAATGATGTTGTTGGTAAATCTTTGCCAGATGG